ATGTAATTGTACCCTCGTTCCAAGACTTTGGAAATGCTATGGTAAACTGTGCATGTTCATCACTGCTCTTATCAAAGTCAAGACACTTTAGTTCAGGGCCGTTTGACAGTTCAACCTGTGCCAAACTAGCACACCCGTTTGTTGTTTCGGGGTACATAGCTGCAGCGGGTATCCAAATAGTTTCTTTACCTGCTACTTTTACTGCTGCACTTGATACTGTAGGTTGTTGTGTGAAGTTGACTACGCCGTTTGAAGCAATGGCTAGGGCATCAGTGTCACTTGCCGATCCTATTGTACCCGCATCCTTAATAACAAGGTCGTCTGCAATTGTAAGAAGTCCTGCACTACTCAAAGACATTTTTTCTGTAGCTACACCAGAAGTCGCAGTTTTAAAACTTAACTTTGTGGTGTTAACTGAAGCACTGAAATCCCCTTCTGATACAGCTTCAATACCCGCTGCAACTGTGATTGCATCTGTCCCGGCACCCTCATCGGGGGCAATGAAGTTGATAACTCCCAACTTATCGTCGGCTGCAATATCATTGTCACCTGCTGCCAGTGTCAGAGTTGGAAACTTATCGTCAGAAGTAGAAGCATGTTTCAGTGTAAGCCCTGAATCTGCCACGTGTGTAAGTGTGATTTCTTGATCGTTACCAAACTGGATAGTGCCACCGTCTGCAAGGAACAAGTCACTAAACTCTTTAGATGCAGAACCTAGAGTAGTGCCGTCTGCGCTTACAGGAAGAATAGATGTGCCGAAAGTGCCTGTATTAATTACGGGGCTGGTAAGCGTTTTGTTTGTCAGTGTGTCTGTTGAAACAAGCGATACAAGAGTAGAACTGGAACCCTGTGGTAATAACATTGTGTTTGTTGTTGTAGCACTGTGAGGTTGTGCTTGTAAAATTTGACCGTGACTGTTGTCCTCACAGTTAAACTGGATAGCACCAGAGTTGGTATTACCCCGCACAGTTACGTGGCCTGTACCCTTTGCTTCTAAGTCAAGGTCAATGTTAGAATCGCCACCTGTTGCAGACAATTTAGGTGGGCTTCCTGATGCGGCGTTCGTTACATCAAACTGGTTAACTGCAGAGCTAGTTGTCTGGAAGATGATTTGTTCGTTGCCATTCTCATCGCCGATAAAGTGTGCATCATCAATAAGTATATTGTGACTATTCGTGTCCAAGTTGGCCCCAAGCTGGGGACTCGTGTCCTCGACAATATTAGATATACCACTGGATGTAGCCAGACCTGCAACAAGAGTGCTTCTGGTTATTTTCTTTAAACCACCGCCTGATGTGTCTACCGCAACAAGAACATCATCGTCTGCTACCGTTGATATTTCAGTCAAACTACCCGCTGCTACAGAGTTGAAGTTGGTTCCGTCTGCTATAAGTAAGTTACCAGCGGTGTTGGTACCCATAGTGATGTCATCACCAGATACAGTTAAATCACCGCTAATTTCTACATTACCGTTGATATCTACTGTTGTAGCGTTGATTTCTATTTCAGTGTCAGCTACAAGGTCAAGAACACCATCTGCTGACTGGTGTATGTATGTTCCACTGTCACCAAACTGTAACTGTCGAGTAGAGTTTAGAAGTATACCTGTGTCAGCAACGTGAGTAAGGGTTGTGTCTTGGTCTGCGCCTAAGTTGATTACGGCTGCATCAGCAAGAAACAAGTCGCTGAACTCTAACGACGATGTACCCAGAGCGGCCCCGTCACTTGCGTCGGGGACAAACGCTGTACCCGCTGATATAGTACTGGCTCCAACAACAGTCCCGCTAACATCTAGGTTACCGTTTACATCAATGGTTGTGGCTGCAATTTGTACCTCTGTATCAGCTACGATGTCTAGTTGACCGTCTGTGCTTGAGTTGATGTATATTGCAGTGTCACGGAACTGTATCTTTTCTGTGGTGGACATGAGTATGTCGTCAGAGAATTGGAAGTAATCCTCATCTTCCATCCATGTTAAAACACCGTCATTGGTATTAGCGTTAAAAGTAACTGATATGTCAGTATCTGCACCCGTTCCAAAAGTAACCGCATTGGTTGCTAGGGCTGTGATAGGGCCACCTTCTCCGGTGGTCCCATCGTGCGTATGTCCCGTGCTTGCTGCAAACGCTGCAAGTAACTGGTTAAATTCGTCGTTGGTATCTGCAGCGGAGATTGTATCGCCATCAGCATACGTGGACTGTCGTGTATAATTCGCGCCCATTTATCTTCTTGCTCCCACTTGAAATTCTAATTGAAAACCTTTTAACGTGTACGGGGCTGTGGCTGTATCCCCATCCTCAACTCGTAGTGCCACTGCAAAACCGGAACCCTCTACTGCTTTACGAACAATTGGTTGTGAAGGTCCACCGTACACAGCACTACCGTAGCTAGAAGTACCATAAACTCCTGCGACATTTGTACTGTCTAGAGGATACGCTGCAGGTCTAGTAGATGTACTTGATTCATAGTCGTATCTTACAAACAAGTCTGCATCGATTGTTGACTCTGGTGCGTAGTTAATATTAACACGCTGCATGTGCTTACGAACTCCGGGGTCACCCATGCTCAAGTCAGGACTTCTATACTTAGCTTTTATCAGTTCTCCACCAAAAGTATTACTACGTTCTTGTCTGTGTACAAAACCATCAAAACCACCGTGCAAAGCTATTACATTACCAGCTTCAATTACAGTATCTGCACACGCAGGTCGAATACCTTTCATAGTTGAAAATTCAAAAGCTTGACCTTTCATAACACATATTGAACCTAATGTTGAAGTTTGTGAGCCACCGTCTTTTGAAAAGAATATGCGATATTGTGTTTTATCAGGTACAACTAAAGAAACAAACGCACTTGCATTAGTCAGGTTATCCCTAAACAACTGCTGAACATTAGTACTTATAGTACCCAACTCAACGTCACCAATACGGGCTGTACCAGCTACAGTACGCAATCCATCTGGCCCTAAAAATACCAAGTCACCTGCAAATTCCAAAATCGTAAAGCCGTTTATGCAGCCAATGTTCCTAGTAACAGGAACGATAGCGAAGTCAGAACTAGAACTACCACCAAGTTTGAATATTCTGTTTTCGCAAAAGATAAACAAATTATCACGGAAAACTTTTAGTCCGACGATTGTGTCATCAACTTTGATGCTTCCGGCTCCGTCGCCTGAATTAAATCCATCTTCATCAAAAGGCTCACTAAACACTATTTCTTGAGGTGTGGATGACATGCCCGAATAAAACATGTGGTTTTTAAACACCGCTATGTGCTTTGCTCCGGATACAGAACTGTCACCAACATCTGTAGCACCCATAGATGTGTTGAATATTGTAGGAGCGTTGGCCTGATCAACAACTATGATCTTATCATTTCCATCAAAGTTGTATCTTTCAAAGTTGTAACGAGCAGCACTTGTTCTTCCGGTATCTCTTACAGTCCAATCTTCAGAAACAACATCATCGACTGCATGGTCGGCTGCAGTGGTGCTGCTGGTTGCTCGTGTCACACCTGTAAATGATGATGCGCTTTTTCCTGTGTATGTAAATATTTCAGAATTTATTTGTAAAGTACCACTAGAACTAAAACCATCCGTGCTATCTACACTTATTGTACCAGAACCTGTCATGGCAGTTCCTGATGCTATCGCGGTTGATAGTTCAGTAGATGCACAGCTAAATATTTTTTCGCCTCTTGCTGCCACCACAAAGTTGTTAAATTTTGTGGACATAAGAACAGCTTCAGTAGAATTGTTTGTTTGTGGCACTATTTGATTTACAAATTTACGAAATCCCAGCATCCTTTTGTACCCGCCGCCAACGTCAGGCTCAAAGTTTTCCAACTCAAGAGCTTGTCCGGGCTGCATGATAAAGGTAGACCTGTTTAGTACCAAGCCACCTTCGCAGTTAAAAGAAAGAGGGCTTACCCCCTGCAGTTCTAAATCTGGCATATTAAACTGCTCTCATATAGTTTTTTCTATTTAACAACTCGACTCGCATACGCTTCAAACCATCTTCGTATTCCTTCAAAGCAAACTGAGCAGTCTGAGTGTCAGAACGGAACATGTAGGTGTAGTATTTTGAACGAGCATTGATAACTGGCTCAAAACGTTCTGGTATGATAGATGTGTCTGTTGACGCCGACAATGCAGATGATGCAACGTAATAATCAAACTTCAAACTACGATTGCTGGTGTCAGGTATGGGTGTCAAACCTATTTCATCGTTGTATGTGGTGTAAACATACTCTGGATCACCAAATTTATCTACGGTAGGTCGTGAGTCTCTTTCTCTGTACCGCTCTGTATACTCCTCGTAGGACAAGTATTTCAAAGCAATTGGTGTTGCAGACTCGCTCAACTCAACTAACTTTACAAACGCTGCAGCCCCTGCTGCTTCTGTGAAGCTAACATAGTGCGTTGTTGCAGTCGCAGTAAACGTTGTTTCAGTAAGCAGAATTTCGTTTCCGCTGCTGATTGTTAGAGTTGCCGATTTTGTTTGTGACCCACCTGAACTCGTGCCAATCTCTAAAGTTAGAGTTGCACCGCTAGTCTGGGTAAGTACTGTGTACGATCTTCCTACAATTAAGTCGTTAACTTCTTGGCTTGCTTCTGCACTGGTAAGGAGAAGGGTGTTACCAAACTTTGAACTTGCAGCAGGGCTACCACCTACTGTTGTCCAGTTGGTTATACTTGCAGCCCCTGCTATCTCAAAGTCACCATTCTGTATAAAGTTTTTAGGCTGCAGGATCATGTTGTCATAGTCTACATACTTTAAAGTAGATGCTATAGATTGGTAGCTGTAAAGAGACTTACCTGCAATAACGTCAATTGACCCTTCAGCGTGAGTAAAGGGCCAGTTTAGTTCAGAGTTTAGTATGTCAGAGATAGAACGGTTGATGTAATCTTTTACAGTNNGGTAAGCTCAACTTCGTTCATGTCCCGAAGAACATTGTTTACTAACACAAGATAACTACTAGCCATTTACCTTACTCTTCTTCTCTTTTAGTTTGTAGTGCTTGACCCCACCGGGTAAAGTACGTATAAGCTTTAAGTCTTCGCTTTTGTATACAGAGGGGAACTTTGTCCTTCTTAAATAAACTGGCTTTAAGAATTGATGACGTATCACTTTTTATTCCAGTTTAGGACTGTACGATGCTTTTTCCAAAACCAGTTGCCTACACGACTAAAGGGCTTGCCACAATTTAGCAAACCCAGTGCAAGGTAACTAGTCAAACAGGGACGGATACCCCTCGTCTGTGATGTCATCCAAAGCTTGAAGCCTACTGTTAGCTTCTTCCCAGCTTCCAATAGCTTTGTCCATTTCTTCAAGAAGGTCAGGATGCTC